AATAAAATAATATCAGCAGCGAAACGTAAGCCCATACCACCACCCATTTTTTTAACTGGAAACATTCCCATCTCTTCATACGTATGATTAGTAACTAGCATTGGTACTTTTGCTTTACCTAACCTCAACGTCAACACTCTAAATGCACCACGTATTACTTGAGCACGAGTCATGTCTCTTGTATCTTTACCTTCTGCAGTATCTTCTACTTCTTTAGACGTAGATAACATTCCCAATGAATCTAAACACATCATCATAGGTGGGCGTTTATCTTCAGGTGTTTCTAAATATTTGTCTATAATCTTAACTGCTTGAGTTCGAAATTCTTGTACTGTAGCAACTGGAAAAATAACCATACGAGTAGTATCAATACCTCTACTCTTTATCATATCAGAACTTATGGCAGACTCAGACTCAAAGAAAATAACACCCCCGCTAGGATTGTCTGCAAGAAACTGTCTGCAACAACCCAATACGAAAAACGTTTTTCCAGTTGCACTTTCACCGGCAAAAGCAGTAATTTTATTTGCTGGAAGACCTCCATATAGATTTCCCGACAATAATGCATTAAGAACATAACTTCCTGTATCTATAAATGATGAAACATCGCCAGCTTCTAGACCTTCACTTACTTTTGAAGCATAAGGATTATTAGCTACTTGTATAAATTGATTTAAATAATCGTTCATATAACTCCATTAATTCAAATAATAAGATTCATTTTCACCTACAAATTCGGGTGATAGTTCACCCATTTTTTTAACAATACTGTGTAATCTATCAAGCTCTTCCTCAGTTGAGGCAAGAAATGAAGACTCTGTAATATGCAATTCTTGAAAATATAATTTAATTTCTCTCAATTGATCGTGATCAAATATTTTGTCATTTATACATATACGATCATCGTCTGTTAAGGTTATTACGGCTGTATTACTCATACAAAAAACTTAGATAATGTGTTAACGTGTTCAGGAGCCCAACCGATTGTTTTTAATATCTCAGTTAAAGGACCCTTAAAGGATTTATCGAACTGCAGTTCATAATCTATATATGTTTCTAAATTAAATTCTTTTGGCAAACCATTAAGAAACGCAATAACATAATTGTGTATAGGATTAGGACTTTTCAGATAAACAAATTTTATCTTTTCACCTTCCTGTATTAAAGAATATTTTTTAGTAAGATTATGTTTCCTTAAATAGTGATTATGCAATAATGTACCCTTTACGTGTATAGGAGTTGCTTTTTTATATATATTAAAATTATCAGTATATTTAGCAATATTCTTTACAGAGCGAGGAAATGCTATATCTTCAATTGGACAATTATTAAATTCTTCTTTAAATTCTTTTATGAATTGCTGTATATCATTCTCATCTTTATTCATTATTATGTTAAATGCTTCTTTTAACTTGGCTCGACACGCTGTTGGAGTAGAAGATTTAACTGCTTCAATACCCATAACTTTTAAATATGGTTTAGCATAACGAACACCCTCATTATCATAAACATTTAAAAGATAATGTTTCTTACCAGTCCATATACCTTTATCAGCAAGACACTCTCTCTTCATAAACATTTTTTGCTGATAAGCATTCATATAATCTTTTAATTCATTATAACAATCATCAATAACTCGTTGCAAATCTTGTTCACATACTTTATTCATAAAATTAATAATTTTAGCAGTATCTGATTGATCTGGAAAAATCTTTTCAACTAATTTTTCTAAAGTAATGTATAATGAATCTGTATCTGATGCTATAACATAATCTACATCTTGAGTTTTTAAAACAGTATTTAAATGTTTATTAATAGCTTTTTCAACCCATCTAATAGAAAGTTGACCACCTAATGTAATAGCTTCAGCAATTCTCGTATCAAAATATCTAAAGTATTGATTACCCATAGCTCCATAAGCACTATTCATAGAAATTTTCATTGCTAATTGCAAATTTTGATACTGAGAAATTTCTTTTTCTAACTGGAAACGTTGTGATTGATCTGTTTCTTTTTCAAGTTTTTGTTGTCCTTCTATCATCTTCCTTTTATATACAACACGATTATCATAACGTTGTTGCATCATTTCTGGAAGAAATCCTTGAACATCATTTTGAAATAATTGACCACTAGCACTAAGACAAACATTCCTTTCTTTAATTGTACTAGTATCTAATTGTTGATCTAAAAATTGATCTACATTACTACTAACATAACCACCATCAATAATAGTTTCTGGTGATATATTATATTGCATTATTAAATGCGGATACAAACTATTTAAATCGAAACTAACAACCCATCGATGCATACCTAATGCAGGATCTTTAACATGTGCTCCAGCATATGCTTTATCTTTTGTAAATACTTGCTTTGGAGGTATAACAATATTTTTAGATTTTAAATGATTATAAATTAAAACATCCCACATTCTTACTTGAGTAAATACATCTGCATAATTAACCTTTGCATCATAAGCAAGAGCACAAGCCATCTCAATTAATTTCATCTTATCTTCAAGACGTTCTACTAGCTGTACATCCTTAATATTATAATCTATAAAACGTTGAAAATTTTTCTTATACAAATCATGTAATCCTTCATACTCTTCATACGATAATTTTCGTTCACCTAATTCTATAGAAGCAATATAATCTAATCTATAACTTTCTTGATTTGTGTATGTAAACTTTTTATATAAATCAAAATAATCTAACGTTGAGCAGCCTACTAGATCATAAAAAATAACATCTCGTCCTCCTTGAAATCTCATATTTTCTACAACACGTTCATTTATAATTTTCCAAGGAGATAATAAGAGACTTTGTTTTGGTCCAAATATTTTACGAATTCTATTAACAAGATATGGTATATCAAAAAATTGTGTACTCCAACCAGTAATAATATCTGGTTTAATCATTTGCCACTTATCTAAAAAACTAGTTAATAAATGTACTTCATCATCACATTGGAAATATGTAACAAGTGATTGAGAATTTTCATATTCATGACACCCCCAAACAAAATATTTACCATTAACACTAACAGTAATAGCTATTACTTCTTCAGAGGCTGTTACTGGATTTGGAAAACCGTGTTCAGACCCTGTTTCAATATCAATATATGCTGTCTGAATTAAAGAAAAATCATATGGAGTAGGATTTTGTGGATACTTTTCAGCAAGATAAGAATATTGATACAAAATCGATCCATATATATCAAAATTGTGAACGTCTTTATATTTTGATATAAACTCTCGACAATCTTTAATTGTACCAGGTTTAATTCCATCAACGTTTTGATTATCTAGAGTTTTATATTTTGAGGGCTTTGTTGTAGGAATATATAATGTTGGTTCATATTCTACACGATGTTCGAAACGAGTACCATTATCAAACCCACGTTCTAATACTTGATTTGATCGAACATGGGCGCTAGTATAAAATTTCATAAACCTTTTATTTGATGAGACCCTCCTTATATTGGGTCTTTCCTTTGACTCTTAAAGCTGTTTTAATATCATAACGATTTGTCGCCTCAGTTTTAAAAGAACAATGTACCCATCCACTAGATGGTACACCTGAAGTATAAAACTCTAATATAAGTTGATCAAATTCTAAATTATCAGCAATCCATTTTGCTAAATCATAATTACCTACTTTTGAACATTCAAAATCTGCTGCTTCACCTTTACAGTGTTGACTTGACGATGAACCACCTATAGCTTTATTAAGCTCTATACTACGATATCCACTATTCACTCTTAATGGACCAAAGTTGTCACGTACAGGCTGTAAAACATGATTGACTACATTAGTTAAATTTACTAGTATTTGAGCATCTGTTGACCAATTATCAATGCCCATGCGAGTTGCAGTAGAACTTTTTACTAATTCGTTTAATGAAAAATTCTTAGCTAAACGAATATCTTCTTCACTGTCCATTTTAATCCTTATTCAAAAAGGGGGCATTGCGCCCCCTATAATTACTTATTAATTGGAATCACTCTAGGTTTATCTTCTTCTGGAATGTCTTTTTCCAAATGAATAAACAGCATACCATGTTCTAAAGTACAATTCGAAACTTTGACATACTGCCCAAGTTTAAACTTACGTGTAAAAGAACGGTTTGCGATTCCTCTATGAAGATAGGTATCTTCCTCCACTTTCTTACCAGATGGTGTTCCTTGAACCATCAAATCTTCCTCTTTTTGAGTTACTGTGAGCTCAGTCTCATTAAAACCAGCAACTGCCATTTCAATCATGAAATGATCTTCATCTACAGTTATAATATTATACGGAGGATATCCTCCTGGTGTATGTTGACGAGACTTAAAATTATACATGTCTCGCAACATACCATCCATTCCAACTGTAAATGGTTGGAACGCATGTATTAGTTCATTAAGATTTGAGTGTGTGATTGTCTGTGCTGTCATATTTCTCCTTAATTAAGCAAGAATATTAAAAATTTTAATCTTGAAACCCTTCTCCTTGGAGCAAGTGTTTCAAGCGATGTTTAAAGACTGTAACAACCAGTCGTAGGAGTGAAGTTTCTGAATAACTGCCAACACCTTTTACAAGTAGCGTGTATCTAGTTTCCATCATTACACTCCAGTAGAACCAAAACCTCCATTGCGTGAAGTTTTAGCTTTTGGTGGATCTGAAATTTCACTTAATATATATTTTAGATCCTCCACTAATTCACCTTGACATACTCTATCACGATTATTTATAATCGCATTCATGTCAGAATTATTTACAAGCATTACATAAACATGCTCCACATAATCATTATCAATTATACCTTCTCCATTAGCTAATGTTAATCCTTGAGTAAAAGCTAATCCAGAACGAGCATGTAATCTAACTGAATGACCAACTGGTATATCAAAAATAATACCTGTTGGAATTAATGCCCTTTCATTAGGATACAATATAAACCGATCTTCTAGTTTAATTGGTTTTTCAACAGCTCGAGATGCTGTATCAGAAAATATCTGAATGTCTTGTCCTGTTTTTAAATATGCATGCATATCAAAACATGCTGATCCCTCAGATGCAAACACAGGTAAGGTTACATCTTCATACATCTTATAAATTTTTAATTCATTCATCCTGAGGTTTATTGCCTATATTATATTTCGCTACCATCTGCCATTGATCCTTCTCTTTATACGAAAGAATTTTCAATTGGTTTATGGGTACCATTAAAGAGCTAGTCCTTTCAGGACTAACTAAATCTACTAAACTCCACTCTGCTAATAAATTAGCAACAGCATTTCGACGTGCTTCATCGTTCTCAGAAAAATTGGAAGGTTTACCATCTAAAGCAAATAGTTCTTTAAAATGAACTATATAATATTTGCCTTGTTTATGTAAAATATGACAAGACTGATATAATGTATTATCCTTTTTTGAGGCAACACCAATACGTGTTAATGTTTCACGAACTTTAAGAAAATCGTCTGGTTGTTTTAATGTAACTTCAATTAACGAGTCTATTATTGAGTTCATCCTTCTCCTTCAAGCCACCTGAATATAATTTAGATTTTAAAGTTTTAATATCATCATCAGAAAAAATTGATTCAACTTGTTTAGCTTTTTGTAAGCTATAATTATAATACTGCTGAATAATTTCAAGTTTTTCTGTTTTTTCAAACTTTAACCATTTACCAAATCGATTTTTTGGTCTAATAGTATTTAGTAAATAATGATATTGCAATTTCTTATCTAAAAAAGGTCGTTGATTTGTTTCATTAGCGTATAAAACAGTATCACAAGTGTGGCTTAGAGCTTTATTCACTATGTATGGTACATATTCACTCTCTACTTGTTTCTCAACATCATCTTCCATCAAATCTTGCTTTTGATAATTAATCGATTTTACAAAGTCAAACGGATTCATAATTTAATTCCAAATACAATCAACCATTATTTCAATCAAACAAGCTGTCAAATTAATTTCTTGATCTGCTACAAAAGCACTTTTATATTGATAATCAGCCAATAAAAGTATAGCAGGAGGTATCGATTGTGGTTTCAAATGCTCCTGTAAATTATCATACAACCTTCTATAAATCAATTTAGGATCATTATCATTATTATCAACAACCCATTTTCTTACATCAGAAAAATTCTTTTCTTTTAAAGCATTAATTAGATTTTGAAAATTTGTATCTGAAAATTGCTGAAAAATCCCAGTATCAATTACACTGTTTGTACTATATCTCTGAAGCTCATTTAACGTTCGTCTGAAGTCTGGAAAATATTTTAAAATAACTTCGGCTACAACTCTCTCATCAAACTGAATATTATATTGATTTAAAATAAAAATAACTCTTTTTAAAAATTGAGTTGCAATTATTGGTTGTTGTTTACGATCTATTTTAAATTCTATAACAGAACAACGTGAATGTATCGGCTCAATAATACGATGAAGATAATTACACGTAAAAATAAATGAACAATTATTTGCAAACCGTTCAATAAATCCTCTCATTGCTGGCTGAGTTGAAGCAGGATTTAAATAATCTGCTTCATCAATAATAACAACTTTTCTATTACCGCCACGCAATGAAGTACTGCTACAATAATTATCTAATTTTACTCTTAATAAATCAATTCCTGTTTCCTGTGAACCATTTACAATTAAATAATCTGCATCAACCTCTTTACACATTGCTTTTGCTACTGTAGTTTTACCCATTCCTGGACCACCACACAATAACAAATTAGGAATTGATTTAGTTTCTACATATGATTGAAATGTACCTTTCAAATATTCTGGTAGAATACAATCATGTATAGTTTGAGGTCTAAACGCTTCACACCAAAGTATATTATTGGTCATCTGTTTTTATTGTGGAGAAGTTTCTGTAGCAATCCAATACTCTAAACTTTTATGTAAATGACTAAAATGTCCTAATCCTTGATTAGATAATTGAACAGTATAAGAACCTTTCATTAATTTAATATTTTCAATTTTAAATATCATTTTAAATTCTGTACTACTTGTACCCAAATCAACTGAAAAACTATCTATAGAAGATTTAGAATCTATAGCACGTATGGACATTTTATTACCATCTGACAATACTGCTATTTCAGGTAAACTCATTACAGCAGCAGCTCTCATTAGTTGAGATAAATATTTTTCTTGTAATTCAAATTGAGCATCAATACTCGGCAGATTTATATCCTTTGCAAGTATTTTTTCTTCTTCTTCAAACAAAGATTTATTTGCAAACTGATACTCTGCTATTTGATCTCCGACAACATAATTATTACCATCACGTGAAGCTTGAATTACAACTGAGTTTTGTTTAAACTCTAACTGTGGATCATAAAACAAAGATAACACTCCAAGAAATTTATTCAAATCATAAATGGCAAAATCATTAGGAAAACTTTCAGAAAGTGTAACCTTAGCTAAAACGTTTGTTTGTTCATTAATAGTTTTTAAAACACTACCTTGTTTAAACAATAAACTCTGATTTATTTCAGCATAATTTTTTAATATGTCAATCGTATCACTACTAATAATCATTTTCTTTTACCTTTTTTCTTTGTTTTTAGTGCTGTAGTATTTTGTATTTTTTTTCTCCGTTCTTCCACATAAGGTCGATGTTTCATATCAGCTCCATGTGCAGCATACTCTAAACGACCCAAGTCTTTTAAAGAACCATTAAAAACATATGTACAAACATGCTGTA